TGTGCGATTCAAATCCAAGCTCCGTTCCGCCAACGGCGAAGACGATGCGCTCACGATCCTAGAGAACGTCGAGAGCCTGATCTTCTCGGATTCCCAGCTTGCCGCGCTCGGCATTGTCCTAGAGTACGGCACGGTGGTCGAAGTCCCCGGCTACAATATCAGCTTCCGCCTCGATCAAGAGATGGACCGCGACGGCCCGACGAACATCTACTGGACCGTTACGAGGGCGTAATGGCACGGGACACCGATCTCGGCGGCCTCTTCGACCTCGAAGAATATCTGGAAGCCGCGCCCGACATCACCCGCCGCGCCGTGTCGCTGGCGATGAACGACGTGATCGGCGGACCCCGCGGGCTCGGGGTCTATCGGCGCGAGATCGCCAAACAGATCAACTTCCCGCCGGGCTACCTCGACAACGATCGATTCGGCGTGGACAAGAAGGCGTCGCCCGACAACCTCGTGGCGTCCCTCGTCGCCCGGCAGCGGCCTACCAGCCTTGCCCGGTTCGCGACCAGCGGATCGGTCGGCAGCAGGGGCGGCGTGTCGGTCAAGGTCAAGCCCGGCGGTGCCGGCAAGACGTTCAAATCGGGCTTCCTCGTCCGCCTCCGCGCCGGGTCCAGCCTCGAAGGCGGGAACGTCGGGCTGGCGGTGCGGCTCGCACCCGGTCAGACGCTCAACAAGCGCGACCAGTCCCGCATGGTGCATCTGTCGGCCAACGTCGTGCTGCTCTACGGCCCGTCGATCGATCAGGTTCTCAACACGTCCGTCGCCGATGCCGAGACCCCCGAGGTTTTGGAGAACATCGGGACCGAGTTCTACCGGCAATTCGCGAGGCTATCCAGTGGACGATGAAGACGACCTCAACGCGATCATCGCCGCTGCCGCGTCGCGGAAGGGCGACAGGCTCCCGCGCGCCCCGAAGCAACTCCGCATCATCCGCAAGCTCGCTGCGTTGCTGGAAGCAACTTCCGGCTATGAGGGCGTGAAGTGCTGGATCGGCAAGGGCGTCATCACGGCGAAGGAAGTCGAGGACACGCTGTCGATCCTCGAAGCCCCGCGCCCGCAGATCGGCTCCGGTGCCGGTGAGCAGAACCTGAAGCGCAGCGAGGCGTGGACGTTGCTCGTGCAGGGTTGGCCGATTGACGATGTCTTCGAGCCGAGCGCGCCCGCCTATTTCATGAAGGCCGCCGTCGAGCAGCAGCTTTCGCTCATCGTTGCGGAGTTGCCGCATGGTCAGCAGCGGGACGATCCGCTCTACATGCTTGGCGGCGATATTACCTCTTTAACCATAGGACAGGGTGTGGTACGTCCGCCGGGCGAGGAAGCGGCGTCTCGTCTTGCCATGTTCTATCTGCCGTTGATCGTTGGGATCACGACAGACGTTCGCAACCCTTACGCATAGTCCACGGAGGAAGAAGATGGCAGACGTACAGGAAAACAACTATGTCGTTGGCCGGGGCCGACTGTTCTTCGGGCAGTTCGGTCGCAACACGCGCAAGGCGCTCGGCCAGCTTTACTTCGGCAACACGCCCGAACTGTCCACGTCGCAGGACGAGGACACGCTGGATCACTATTCCAGCGAGGGCGGCGTCCGGGTGAAGGACGCTTCGGTCACGCTTCAGAACGATGCGTCGGCGTCGTTCCAGTGCGACAACATCAGCAATGCGAACCTCGCCCTGTGGTTCCGCGGCGAGGTGCTTCGCCGGATCGAGGCGGGCTCGACGGCGGCCAGTGCCACCGTGACGTTCTCGAACGCCGTCCCGGCCGATGGCGACAACATCGCGATCAACGGGATCGAGATCGAGTTCGTCGGCGGGGTGGCCGCGGGCATGGCCGTGTCGATCGCCGACACCCTCGCCCATCAGGCAACCGCGCTCGCGAACTTCATCAACGAGAACGCAACCGCGCTGAAGGTCCGGGCCACCGTCGCCGACAAGGTCGTGACGCTCACCGCCGTCGCCCCCGGTACGGGCGGCAACGACGTCACCCTGACCAAGTCGGGCGCGAACATCGCCGTCTCGGGCGCGAAGCTCGCAGGCGGAACCGACGTCGTGGACAACCTCACGCTCTACCGTGGCCGCTGGCACCAGCTTGGCGTCACGGCTGACACCCCGCAGGGTGTGCGCGGCGTCGGGTCGGTCGAGATCGCCGGGGTGTCCCCGGACAGCCTGATTATCGAAGAGGCGACCGGCCGCTTCTACGTCAACGCGGATGCGGCGGACGTCGCGGACGGTGGCGTCTACGCGGTCACCTACGGCGTTTCGGCCGCGGTCGAGGACGTCGTGATCGCCAAGGGCGAGACGATCGAGGGCGAGCTTCTGTTCCTCGCCAACAACGCGGCCGGCGAGAACAAGGACTACTTCTGGCCCTACGTCAAGCTGACCCCGGACGGCGACTTCAGCCTGAAGGGCGACGACTGGCAGAACATGACGTTCAACGTCGAAATCCTGAAGCGCGACGCGATCACGGAGCGCCAGTATATCACCACGCGCGGCTGATTGCTTTCACCGGCAATCTCGGGCATAGAGAGGGCGGTCCTTCCGGGGGCCGCCCTTTTACTTTGCGAGGACCGCGCACAATGCCTTTGTCAGCACACGTCACACCACGGATTGTTGTCCCGCTACTGGACGACAACAACGTGGCCGTCCGGGGGCTCAATCTGGACGACTTCACGGCGCTCATGCCGGAACACTTCGACTCGATCACCAAGATCGCTGACCTCTATTCGCGGCACCAGACGTCGGTGTTCTCGGGCAAGGGTCTGTCCGAGTTCCTGATCGCGTCGGCGAAGGACTTTCCGAATCTCCTGTCGGAAGTTATTTCCATCGCCGCCGATGAGCCCGACGCCCGGAACGTGAAGCTGGGGATCGCGCTTCAGATCAGCGTTCTCTCGGCCATCCTGAAGCTGACCGTCGAAGAGGCGGGTGGCATGGGAAACCTTTTCGCCCAACTCCGCGTATTGGGCGCAAACGTGGTCGCGGCGCAAGCGGAGTTGCAAAACGGGAAACCACTCTTCTCCAACAATTCTACTGGCGGTGGCGAGAAGACGTCAACTTCCTAATCGGGAACGGACACGCCGACGCATCGCGTTACCCACTGGCCCGAGTATGGAGCGAAGTAGAGACGACCAAGAGGCGGCGAAACAACGAAGTCAGGGCGCAAGCCATCCTCGACTACGCTAGGGACGCCGCCGTACACGGCACCACGAAGTCTTCCGCCGCAGCGTGGAAGAAGGCACTGAAGGATTTGTCAGATGGCGGGTAGTCTTTCGCGTCGCGATATTGAGATGATCTTCCGGGCCGAGACCGATAAGGCCACCCGGCCTATCGCTGATCTCGGCAAGGCGGTGAAGCAAGCTCGCGGCGAACTGGAAGGACTGGTCAACTCCACGGAGAAGACCGAGGCGTCGTTCGAGAAGCTGGGCGACACCACCCGCGAACTGAAGGCAGCGCAGGACGAACTCGGCACCGCCCGTTCGCTCCTGACGCAGCTTAACGCGCAGGAACGCGCACTCGACAAGGCGCAGGAGAAGGCCGACGCAGCGGCCAAGAAGTTCGCGGACCTGAAGGAACAGGTCGCGGGCGCAGAGGCCCCCAGCAAGCGCCTCGTCAACAGCATGGAGGCCGCCGGCCGGGCGAGTGCCGGCGCAGCCGAGAAGCTGGATCAGGTTCGCAAGGAAGCCGCCGAGACCCGCGAGCAGATCGAGGGGATCATCGGCCCGGTCGCGAACGTCAACGACGCTTTCCGCTCGATCGCCAACACGTCGCAGGAGATCGCTCGCGGGCTGGCGGTGGCCGGTGCTGCCGCCGACGACTATCGGACGTCGATCGCCGCTGCCGCCGCGCAGAAGCTGGACGATTCCAAGTTCGCCGATCTGGCAGGCAAGTCCACGCTCCTTCAGGAGCAGATCAACTACATCGGCCAGTTCGAGAACCGGGTCGAGTTGCTTCGCGAAGCCGAGCAGGCGCAGGCCAGCGCGCAGCGGGAAGCCGCGTCCGCCGACGTTCTCGCCAAGGCCCGACAGAAGGCCGCACTGGACGAACTCTACGCCGGCAACGTGGCGCTCGAAAGCGAGATCAACGCCGTGGCCGCTGCCGCCGCGAAGGTCGATCAGGTCAACGCCTTCCGCAAGATCGCCGCTGACGCGAACGCTTCACTGGCCGACGTCACCCGGTTCGGCGTCGCGGAGGACGAGGTCGCGGCCGGCGCGCAGCGGCTTGGCGATTCCCTGTCGCGCATCCTCGCCCCGTCCGCCGCGGTGAACCGTTCGCTCGATTCGATCGAGGCGAGCATCACGCAGGCGTCGGCGTCGATCGAGGGCGGGCGCAAGTCCGCGGCAGAACTCGCCGTCGCGTACAACGAGCTTCAGTCGGCCGCCGCCGGGATCAACGCGGTCGCCGGTAAGGTTGACGGGTATCGTCAACAGCAGGCGGCGCTCGACGCGGCGACCGCGAAGTTCGAGGCGGCTCGTACCGAGGCGCTGGCGCTTGCCGCGGCACTCGATCAGCCCGGCGAGAACGCGGACGAGATTGCGGCCAAGCTGCGTCGCGCGGAAGCGGCGGTCGAGGCGGCCGGCAACGCTATGCAGGCGGAAGCGACCAAGGCGGCGGCGCTCTCCACGGCGCTGAAGAAGGCCGGCGTAGACGTCAACGATCTGGCGCAAGCCGAGAAGCGGCTGACCGCGGCTGCACGGGAGACCGCAGCGGCGCAGACGGAAGTGACTTCTAAGCAAGGCGGCAAGGGCGGTCTGTTCGGGCTGACCCCGGCTGACGCGACCAACCTCTCGTACCAGATCAACGACATTTTCACGCAGCTTGCCTCGGGTCAGTCGATCTTTATCACGCTGGCGCAGCAGGGTCCGCAAATCTTCCAGATCGGGGGCGTCCAGAAGTACGCTGCCGCGCTGAAGGACTTGCTGTTGCCGCTCGGCGCGGTGGCCGCTGGCGTCGGCGTAGTGGTCGGGGCGGTGGTGCTGCTCGATCAGG